CTTTAATAAATTCTACTTTCTTTTGCAAGTCTAATATATTATTTACGTTGCAATATGACAATCCGCTTCTCATATTATTAATCATATGCTTTATTGTCCTATCAACACTTCCTTTATATTTAACTTCTCCTGAAACTCCTTCTACATGAAATTCCCAGCCATCTTTTTTTGATTTAAAATCGTTTTGCATTTCTTCTGAGGCAAGACCTCTAAATTTATAATTTCCATTATCTAAAAGTCCATCACATTCATCATGTCCAGCAAACATACTTCCCATCATTACAGCTCTAGCTCCTGCTGCTAATGACTTTACAATGTCTCCATTTTGTTTTATTCCGCCATCGGCTATAACACCACTAACTTCTGCTGGATCTAAATTATGATACACATCCATAATTGAAGCTAGTGTTGGGACTCCAAACCCCGTTGTTGTTCTGGTTATACAAGCAGCTCCGCCACCTATACCAACTCTTACAGAATCCGCACCATTAGACATTAAATTATTATATGACTCGTAAGTTGCTACATTGCCCGTAGAAATATGTACCATATCTCCAACAATATCTCTCAAATTTTTAAGAGCATCAATAGACTTTTTACTATATCCTACTGCGGTGTCAATTAAAATAACTCTACATCCTGAAGATAAAACCTTTTTAATAAAACTAGAATCGAAACACTCGTCTATACTAATTGCAAATCCAGCCTTACCAAAAACTTCATTTATTTGACTTAATCTTTTTTCTGTATCTTGAAACCTATGTACAAATCCAATACCACCTAGTTGGTTTACTGCTTTTAACATTTTAGTAGTTGTAATATACTCCATAGGAGCAATCATAATTGGTGTATGTAATTTTAATTGAGACTTTGGCTGCTTTGGATTTCCAATAGTTATAGACAGATCAACATCTTGTCTGTAATCCACCTCTAATGTACCACTTGGTACCAAGAGGATGTCGTCAAAAGATAGTGTTACAAAATTATTTTTAACTCGCATTTTAGTCCTTTAAAGATTTCCATGGGTTTGGTGGCAATTTAAGATGAGATGTCATCTGCCAATTCCAAGTTTGATGGCTTTTTAATCTATCTGATAAAAACTGAATTAAACCAAACTCTTTCTTAATATAAGCCTGTTCTAGGACATCTTTTATGTTAGCTATCATCTTTTCATTAATAGGAATCAAATGCATAGTCATTTCTACACCGCAATAAGTATTTGGCTTTACGTTTCCTAAAGTCTGATGATAAGAAAATTCTTCTAATGTGTATGAAGCCTCTGCCCCTAGCCTTCTAAGCCATTCCGATGTTTCGTGCAAACTTTCCCAAACATCTTTATATATTTCTTCAAATACAATTCTAGACTGTCTCATCAAAGTAGATTCAGTATTCCAGTGGAACCCGTGGACTAGATGATAAAACACAACAGAATTAGCCTGAAACTCTTTTAAAGAGTTTATTAATTGATTCATATTTTTCTTTCTTTACTTAGGCATTGTTGCCATTGTTGATGGTGGTACGACTCCCTGTCTCCACTCTTGCTTTTGAGCATCCTGCATTGGCTTTTGAGACAATTTCATTTGCTCGATATCTACATCATACTTGGAATCAGCATAATCATAAGATAATAGCATTGTATATCTGTAACCATTTTCAACTTCTGTCACGGCATGAACATTATCTATTCCAACATCAAAAATTACGCATGTTCCAGTTTGTGGCTTTATTGCAATACCATGATCTCTAAATGTTAAGTATCCGCCATCATAGTTGTCATTAAGATATAAAATAGTTACTAATTTATTTTCCATCCATCCGTTTGGCGTACCGTCAAGTTCGGCATTATCAGCATGATCTCCAGCAAACGCACCTGGATCCCATCTATGTGTGCTTAGTGTTAAAAGTTTTAATTCTCTATTAAATAAAGTTTCCGCCTCTTTGTGCAATCTATTTGTTATATCTCCTAATATTTTACCCCAGTGTGGGTCATGTGACTTTCCAGTGTTACCTATCACATTTGAGTTATAGAAACATGTAGGCTGCCAAGCTTCTAGGCTATTCCAATAATCTACCAAAGCCTGTGAATCTTCTTTGGTAATGAAGTCCTTAATCTCTAAAACATCATGCTTATGCAGTACTTTTTCCATTTGTCCTCCTAGACATAACAATTATACCATTTAAGTGCCCATAGTTGGATTCGAACCAACGCTTGTACGATTTTAAGTCGCATGCCTCTACCGCTGGGCTATATGGGCAAATCAACAAATACAAAAGACGGAAGGCAATATCTTGAAATATTCCCATCTATCTTTTCAACTTCATGCAAATTTTCATCTCCTGTTTCAAATAACATTAATGACCTTGCAGGAGGCTTTATCTTTATTTTCTTATTTATAAAGTGTAAATTGCCACCCTGGTAATCATCGTTTATATAAATAATTGCAGCAGATATTCTTTTCTTAACTAATTTTGTTGAAGGCTCAAAATCATCATCTGCATGCGGAACCATTCTACCACCTGGGAATTGTCTTAAAATTATTTTATAAGGCATAGCATTTGGGTTTGGCATTGATGAAAATATAGATTCAACCCTTTTCTTTAAATTGCTTTCGATATCATCTTGACCGTGATCAAATAATCTGTTTTTCCAATTATCCTCTGACTGATAATCATCAAATTTTTGCCAGTCTTTTTCTGATAAAGAATTGGCTATATTTAATAAAATGTTTTGATTTTCATTTGATAGAAAGTTTTTTATCAAAAATATATTATCATCAACCACTTCATAGTCAAAATATCCTGCGTTTTCTATGTCTATTGATTTAATCACTTTGTTATCACGGCCAAATCTGTTAGATACATTTCTATACTTTCATTTTTAAAAAAATCATAAGTAGCTTTTTTTACCCCATACGAATTACCATCGTGAAAATCTAAAATCATTTTTCCTCCAGGAATAATTTTAGGCCAGAAGAACTCTATAGAATCTTTTGCTGGTTGATATAGATCAACATCAATATGAACTACAGAAAAAACTTTATTCTTTATTTCATCAAACCTATCTGGTATCCATCCCTTATAAAAATTTACATTACTATATTTTGATAAAAGAGATTTGGCTTTTTCTACATCACATTTAAAATTAGTATCTTTATATAATATATTATCAAATTCAGTTATATCAGATACGCCCTCCCATGAGTCAAATAAATGTAAATTATTTTTACAATTATTTGCCATAAAAACTGCAGAGCTTCCTAAATATGTTCCACACTCAACAAAATCTGCATCTAAATCAGATAAGCTTTTACATATAGAGTATAAAGCATATGACCTAGAGGATATAATATTGTCTAGCCTTAATAAACTTCCGCTCTCTATGAAAACATAATTAAATAAATCTTTAAATTCATCTTCTACTATAGAAGGGTCCCAGAAGGTTTTACTGTTCACAATATCTAATCCTATCATTTAAAAATAATACTTTCAAGAGAGCCCCCCGTCAGGATTGAACTGACGACCTTCCGCTTACAAGGCGGATGCTCTACCACTGAGCTAGGGAGGCCTAGCGTCCCCAACGGGATTTGAACCCGTGTTACCGCCGTGAAAGGGCGATGTCCTAGGCCCCTAGACGATGGGGACGGATATATTTTATATATCAAACCTATCAAGCATCATAACCTTATGCCATGCTGCTACGAAATCATTAAGAAATTTATCATTTGCATCATCTGCAGCATAAACTTCTGCAATTGCACGTAACTCAGAATTTGATCCTGCAATTAAATCAACACGAGTTGCGTTTGCAACAAGATTTCCATTAGTATAGCCTTCAAAATTATTCTTAGAAACTTGTTTCCAAGATATATCTCCAGACAGTAGGTTAACGAAATACTTATTATCCAGTTTTCCTGGCGTATCGGTAAGTACACCATTCTTTGACCTATCGTAATTATTATTAACTACTCTTAGTCCACCTAGTAATACAACCATCTCTACTGGAGTTAAGTTTAGAAGATTAGCTTTTTCAACTAATAGTACCTCTGAAGGAATAGATATGTCATCTCTAACATAGTTTCTAAATCCGTCTGCTATTGGCTCAAGAACTTTAAAAGAATCTACATCTGTTTGTTCTTGAGAAGCATCTGTTCTTCCAGGTACAAATGGAACAAATACCTTTTCATCTGAAGCTTTTTCAATAGAAGCAGCACCAGCCAAAACTATAAGGTCTGCAACTGACAAACCGTATTCTTTAGATAAATCTTCTAAATACGATATAGCCATATCAATTGATTCTGTATCATTTGCATTCCAAGTTTTTTGTGGATATAGTCTTATTCTAGCCCCATTTGCTCCACCTCTTTTATCAGTTTTTCTAAAGGTTGAGGCTGATGCCCAAGCAGTCTTTATGAATACCGATGAAGGTAAATGACATGACTTAATTTTATTTTTAATTTCATCTATGTCAAATGATTTATCAACGTATTTTGGAACTGGATCCTGCCAAATTAATTCTTCAGAAGGAACCTCTTTACCTAAATATCTTGACACTGGGCCCATATCTCTGTGAGTTAACTTAAACCATGCACGGGCAAATTGATCTGAAAAATAATCAAAATCTTCAAGAAATCTTCTTGAAATCTTTTCATATTCTGGATCAAATCTTAGAGCAAGATCTGCAGTAGTCATAACTGGAGCATGAAATTTACCATCGACATGTGCATCTGGAACTAAATTAGACGCAGATTCATCTGTTGGAATCCATTGAACAGCGCCAGCTGGGCTCTTTACCTGCTTCCACTCATAACTAAAAAGTAAATTAAGATAAGAGTTGTCCCACTTTGTTGGCGTTGGTGTCCATGCACCTTCTATACCGCTAGTGATTGTATCTTCAGCTTTTCCTTTTCCAAAAGAATTCTTCCATCCAAGACCCATTTCTTCTAATGGAGCACCTTCTGGTGCTGGACCAACATTAGACGGATCACCTGCGCCATGTGCTTTTCCGAATGCATGTCCTCCAGCAATAAGTGCGACAGTCTCTTCATCGTTCATTGCCATACGGGCAAACGTTTCACGAATATCTCTTGCCGAAAGAACTGGATCTGGATTTCCGTTAGGACCTTCTGGATTTACATAAATTAATCCCATTTGAACTGCAGCTAATGGGTTTTCTAATTCTCTATCTCCGCTATAGCGATTGTCTGCAAGCCATTCCTTTTCACTTCCCCAATATGTATCATCTGACTCGTAAACGTCTTCACGTCCACCGCCAAATCCAAATGTTTTGAATCCCATATTTTCAAGTGCAACATTTCCTGCAAGAATCATTAAATCAGCCCATGAAATCTTTTTTCCATATTTCTTTTTAATAGGCCAAAGCAATCTTCTAGCTTTATCAAGATTACCATTGTCTGGCCATGAATTCTGTGGAGCAAATCTATGAAGGCCCTCTCCAGAACCACCACGACCATCTGATACTCTATAGGTTCCAGCGCTATGCCAAGCCATGCGAATAAATAGCGGTCCGTAATTACCGTAATCGGCAGGCCACCAATCTTGAGAAGTTGTCATAACGTCTTCAATATCACGCTTTAATTGGTCAAGGTCTAGACTCTCGAACTCTTTTGCGTAATCAAAATCAGAGTCCATTGGATTTGATTTTGAAGAATTTTTTCTAAGTGGAGATAAATCTAATTGATTAGGCCACCAGTCTTTATTGTATGTACCTTCATTATTAAAAGTATTTCCTGTAAAAGGGCATTTCCCTTCTGTCATTTTTTCTCCTTTATATAAAGTGCCAGCCACGCCATCCGTTTTTACGGCGAATATGACTGCTGGCTCTGTTCCCTAGATAATTATTGATGGACACTTTCGACTAGTGCTACCCAACATACATACCAGCGTAGTTTCGGGACAGTTGTACCTAACAAGAGGTCGAATTCCGTTAGGCCTCGCTGGACTACCAGGGCTCGAACCTGGGACATTAGAGTTAACAGCTCTACGCTCTGCCAACTGAGCTATAGTCCAATACTGGTTAGCGGCACAGCCAGTCTGTGTGTTGTTCCTACATAGCCGTTTGATCGATACTTAGTATTACAGGGACGGTTCTACCGCTATGCGCCCCTGAAAGGAATCGAACCTCTGACGCAGGCCTTAGAAGAGCCTCGCTCTATCCGCTGAGCTACAAGGGCTAGTTTTGTTCTTCTAGTGGGATAATTCCTTTTTCAACTGCAATATCATACCCCTCTTTTGAAAAATGCATTGTTGCTTGTAAATTTTCATCGTACTCAACATTCATAAGACCATCTTCAAACAGTTGAGCCAAATTACTATCTACATACTCCATATGAGATTCCCATAATTCTGGAGCTAGTTCTTTTGTTATATTTTCATTTAACTCAAAAACCGCTTCTCCTTCTTCGTTATATCCTGCAAGTCTTATGGCGCCAATATCTATATAATATTGTATTCTCATCAAAGCTTCTTCGTCTTCCACTTTTCTCCTTTTGTGCACCAGGTAGGACTTGAACCTACGACTACCGAATTATGAGTTCGGGGCTCTAACCAACTAAGCTACTGGTGCCTAGTTAGTCAATTATATATTTTGTACAGGATTATTGTCAATAGATTTCTCTACTATTTGCTGAACATATTCAGAGAAATGTTTTCTAATATTTCCTGGAGGTCTTGAACCTATTTCATTCCATATTCTTTTATATTCTAATATATTATCAAATGTAGTAGGACAAACTTTAATTCCATTAAACTCTTTTAATCTAACTGGAAGTGGGACATGTTTCCCACAGCATTTACATTCTTTAGCTTTATCTTGATATACACTCATACTATTTCCATTCCGTCAAGCGCCTCTGCCAATTTTCTTGGCAATGGGGCACGAATAATATTTCTATCGTCTTCAACAACAGGAGCATTTGCTCTATCCCTAGACTTTAATGATGAATATGTATGTATTTCAACGTTACCAAAATCTGGTCTAGTTAAGCTAATTGCATTATATATTGAACCACAAACAGCATCTGCCAAGTCTTTTGATCCTTTTCTTGGGTGGTCAACCTTATCCTTCATAATTCTTAACTCAAGTAATTCATCTATCAAGAGCTTAATATGTGGTCCGCTTAATCTTTCTTCTAAGACAACCATTGCCATGTCGTCATAATGCTTTTTGGCTACGGATAATGTCTCTGTATTAATTCCATATTGTTTTAATTGCTGCATCATATCGTGTGAGTTCCATCTATCAAATGTACATATTCTAATTTTAAATCCACGTGATCTTAAGGATAGTATGTAATCTCTAACTTCAGTAAAGTCAACTGATTTATCAGAAGTGGGGGTCCAATATCTTACTGAGTCAACTTCTACAATTGGGGCTGGTTGAGAATAATTATCTGTTACTTTTACATTCACCCACCTATTAATATGTGCCATAGATACAGCACAATGGTCATGTTTTTGAGCTAAGTCTACGTGAATAAAATATTCTTTATCTTCTTGAGGAACAAACCACTCTTCAAATCTTCCAAAATTATCTACAGCTAATGCCATATTGCTGAAGGCCTTTTCTACCTTTTCTCTTGACTTAAAAAAAGCGTCAATCGCTTCTGGAGGCATACATGCAAATCTACCAAGCGCATCTACTGGGTCTCTATAAAATGGGACTTTAAAATCATCAATGCTTCTGGTAGGATTAATTTCCCATGTTGGTCTTTTTATTGCATATATTTTAGGAAGCTTATATGAAATTATGTGGTCTTCTTCCCAAGATACTTCGAACTGATTACCTGGCGTATCTTCTGGCAAATCTGGATCTATATTAAATGTATGAGTTCTTATAATAGTTTCTTTTTCAGCGACAACATCTGCGTATCTCTGTTGAATATAATCGTTTTTAAATCTAGGAAACGATAGGAGTATTACTTTTCCATAATCAGGAAAACGAGAATCTACAGATCCACGATACATTTCATAAATAGCACTAGCTGTTTTTGCTTGGTCATGACCACTTGTGCTTTCAAGAGCAAAGCCTGATATCTCATCAAGTACGGCTACAAGTACGTTATATCCTTCGAACGCCTCTCTCTCTGAGTGTCCCGAATATACTGTAACATTTTTATTAAATTTAATTTCTGAAGCTTTTGCTTCATATTTTCCTATAAACCAATCACTTCTTTCAATTCTTGTCTTAAATCCCTTGAAAAAAACATTGTTTGCCTGTTGTGCGTTAATAGCAATATTAATAATGTCTATTGTATCCCCAGGAGGTTTACCATAATAGGTTGCTGGATCTTTAAGGCATAATAGCAAATAAACTATATATGCAACTGAAATTGTAGAACAGTAGTCTTTTCCGCTACCCTTACCTAATTGTGCAATTACCTCATTGCAAGTTTGCTTGTATCTAGCTCTTCCTTCAGTTTCTCCAAATAATTTAATTAATGTAGACTCTTTATAGATCTGGCTGCTCTTCTCAATGAGTGTATACTGGTACTCCGAAAGTTCAGGAAGTGCAAGGTAATCTTTTCCCGTAACAAATGTTCGTAGGTCGACTGGTCTTTCATCAAATTCCTCTCCGTCTAGGATGTCGATGAGATCATTAAAATTAAGATCCACTTGACTCCTCATGTATTACAACTGGTTCAACTACCCCAGTTATTTGAGACAGTCGCTTTGCTACTTCTAATTTACACTTAGAACATGTTGCTGTGACTTCTTTTAAAATTTTAACAAGAATTTCTTGCTTTCTTTCTGTATCTGCAATTTGAGTTGCAAGTTCCGCATTATCTAATAGACCTACTTCTTGAAGCATGCCTATTCTTTTTCCTTCAATATCTGCAATTAGTTTTAAAGAAGTTGCTTTTACATTTAACTGTCCAGATTGGTCTGCGTCCTCTACGGTCTTCCACGCCTCTTTAATAAGCATGGCATAATGCTGGTCAGCTCCAGAGATAGCCTCCTTTGCCCTTTCACGGGCTCCAGAATCGCTTCTGACGACCTCTTTCCATTCGTCTATATACTCTATAACCTCTGAGCGCTTAAACCCAGTTAGAGCGGCAATCTGAGTAGGGTTATTGCCCTTTAATAATTCCTCAACCACCTTATTCATGCGATCATAATGATCAGCTAATTCAATTTCCATATATTAAAATTATACCATATCCTGGTTGACTAGGATTGAGATTTAGCTATTTTTAATAGAACTAAATATCCAATTAGGTCATCAATATCATTATCACCTGGATAATCTGTGCCCTTCATTAATCTATTTAATTTATCATCAATTCTTACATGAAGTTGCTCTCTTGGTCCAGCCTTCGAAAATATACGCACAGGGTCTAGGGCTGAATTGCCATAAGCAATATTTTTCTTTACTAGCATATGTGCAATTTCGTGGCAGGTTTCTAATATCTCTTTTCCTGCTTCTGTTCCAACTGTTAGCAAATATAAATCATCACACTGAAATTGACCTGAATCTGGAAATACTGGCTGAAGACTCATTTAATTAATCCATTCTCTTTTAATGCTCTATATATGGTCATAACAGTTACGCCACATTCTTTTGCTATATCTTCCATAGTTTTCTTTTGAACTACATATCTACGATATAGCCAATCTTTACTTTTATATAATTTCACTTTCTACCCCACTGTATTTTATTCCATCCTCGCTCATGAAAATAATAAAGAACAGTTTTAGTAATAACCTCCATGCTGGCAATTGCTCCAGCAGTAACTGGCTCTTTAGTTATCAAAAATGATATTAAAAATGTATCAAGTGTACCTATAACTCTCCATGTTACAGCTTTTATAGCAGATCTAGATTTACTTACATTCATGATGGCCATTCCATATTGTTTGGCTTAGTAATCCAATTCCAAACTTTAGATGCCCATTTCTTTACGCTTCTGCGTAGCCGATATAGCATGAATCTCTGCCCCCAAATCTACTTGTTCAATCTTGTACCCAACATCACGACCATATACAATATTAGTAATATTAGGCAATCTTAATACCATTGCTCTATCCATAAATTCATCTTTAGATATATACTCTTTTACTTGATCAAATGTTAGAGGATCTTTTGGACTTGTATTATATGTATTTCTAACACCAAGAAGTACCTGATCTGTTCTTTTTCCAGCTTCAACATACAAAGCATGATGACCCTCATGCCATGGCTGATATCTGCCAAGCATTAATGTTGTTGGCTCTGACCAGTCATGCAATTTAAAAATCTTACATATATCTTTTGCTCTTGAGCTTACATCATCTACAAAATCAATATATGAAATATTAAAATCTTCTGGGTCTTGCCATAGTTTATTTGTATCTTCAAATCTTCCCTCTGGTATGGTGTTCATCCAAATTAAAATGTCTGGCTTGCCAAAAGCTGATCTTGTTGCATTTGTTGGACATACAAAGTCAACAATAACTGGCGCAACATTTTGTTTAGCAATTAGCCTTGCCATTTCTCCCATACGACGTGCCTGTTCAATTCTATCATCAGGACTAAATCCTAAATCTGAATTAACAGTTGATCGAACCTCGTCTGCATTTAAATGGATTGCATTAATTCTTTCCTTCAAAGCTTTTGCCAGCTCTGTCTTTCCAGAGCCAGGGAGTCCTATAATCTGTATAATCATCTTTTAGTTAACACTTCATTAGCATAGTAGGCAATTCCGAATGAATCTGCCACATCAAAATCTTCTAAGCTTAAATTATATTTTTTATTAAAGTAATCTACTGTTCTTTGCTTTCTAATTTCCCGCATTTTATTCTTATACCAAGAATCTGCGTACCCAGGATTTTCTGATTTTAGTTTGTCTTTTTCCCACTTCGTTGGGTTTTTATTGCCGATATGTGCCTGCCAAGAACTAGGAGATACAGTAATAACGGAAGAGCCAGTAGACATAAGTTCAGCAATAACAACACCGTAGACATAAGATAATTTTATCACAGCATCAGCAGATTTGACAAGTATTGCCCCTTCAATTGCAATATAGTCTGATTTTAATTCATCTATCATTGCAAACGTTTTGCATTTAGCGTCATATATTTTTTCATATATGTCATTTCCTGTTAAATTAATTTTACCCCATTTAATTGGCTTGTTATTTTCAAGCAGACAAAAAGCAATTGAATTTGTGGATGCATCAATTCCCAAAACTCTATTTGCTTTAGTTTTAATCAGGCTGGCTAGCGTCATCTATCATC